TAAGGTACGCCTTGCTTTTGATCCTCTTACTCAACGTTATTCTCCCCCCTAGCAGGTAGGTTCCTTATTTGTATTTTAGCATACTCTATTATCTTGCATAGATCAGAGTAGGGTTCACCTTTCTTATCCCACCTACTAGCGTACTTGACTATGTTTCCAGATATATAGTCTAGGTTATTCGCTATGATATACTCAACAGGCTGGATAGGCATATTGTAGTGTGCGGGTTTCATATCTCGCATACTCCTGCTGTGCAAGCCACTTCCTGACTTGCGGTTGTGTTATCCACCTCTTCTATAAAACTCCAATCAATAGTCTTAGGCATCAGCATCTTCCTAGCATTGTACTCACCTTCAGTTATGTCCTCGTATGGGGCTTGCTCGTACACATGACCCTCATCCGCAGACGGAAGGAATGAGATGCCGTTTACTGACTCCCAGTTCTCCCATATCCAAGCCCCTACTTGGGGCCACTGATCCTCTGGTATGTAACAGGTCATCGAGGGCTTGTGTTCGCACCAATGCGTAGATAACTTCTTCCACATCTCCAACTGATCGAACGGCGTGATGTCGTGTCGAGTTGTAGACGTTGCTGGAGAGGCTATTGGGAACTCAAATACATAGGTTTCCTTATTGAACTTGTCTATCTCATAAGGCACACCTGCATCTATCATTACCTTGGCTAGCGGGTCTTTAACATCATTACGCACTCTCCGAATATAAAATTTTGAGTGACGGGGATGACATCCTGACGCGCTGTTAACTAATTGACTGACCGTACCGCTGGGTTTGACACAGGTGATAGCAGTCGAGGGGTTGATACCTAACTTCTCGGCCCACTCCTTGTTCACCTCTATTGCGTGTCCCTTTAGACGCTCAACGTCACCATGAAACGAGGCTTTAAAGAACTTGCTATCCCATATACCCGTTAGTGATACACCAAGCAACCTCTCCTCATCACAGTTATTCTTCCACAACTTGCGTAGGAATTTGAAGTCTGTTAAAGCAGACTGTAGTGTGCCTAAGATTGTTGCCGCCTCTACCTTGCTCTTTAAGGTTTCGTAGTCATCATCAACCCTGACCACTACCTCTGTAAGGTTACAGAATTGTGCGGATCGTAATACTATCTCACTGCACGGATTTGTGCCGAACTCATGTTCAGTATTTCTACGCTCTGGGGCCATGTCCTTACAGGCTTGCCTGTTAAAGATGCCACGCTCTCCAGATCGCGACTCATATATTGCGTTCCACTCGCGCATGAATGCACCAACGTCAGGCTTTTCAGTGTAGCAGATGGAGTTGTTAGCCAGTGATCGTTGAGGGTTCTCGACAAACCAGTTGCCCATCTTAGCGTGACGCATACGTTCATCGCTGTGGTTGGACAGGTTTATCATCGCCGTTCTCCTTACTCCCCCGACCACAACGCACTCCCCGATGTAGCACATGACATCATGTAATTCGATAGAGTTTAACTTTCTACCGGCAGCACCTCTGAACACATTAGTTATATTTAACAAGGCTTTAGCGAATGGTTCAGGCCCACTGGCACGACCCCCAAAGGTTTTCAATGGCGCACCCGCAGGGCGTACCTTGCCCATGTCTACCTTGGGAACTTTCCCACTATAGAGCAGTCGAACGTACTCATCGAGGGCAGTTGCCCACCCCAACTTAGAGTCACGCACCCCGATTACAGTATCAGTGTCGTGGAATTCTTCCGCCACCTCTGGAAGTTTGTGTATGTGCTGACGTTCAACACTGAACCCTAGTCCAGTACCGTTCATCTGAATGTACAGGGACTCACCAAACACTCTGATGTTGTCAATGGCAACGTAGGCACAGTTATACCCGCAGATATTATCTCTCTCTAGCGCAGGGCCAGCGGTCATAAGTGACCGCATTGACGGCATAACGTGCTTGTTCCTAATCATTTCCCTGATAGATGGTAGATCAACAGAGAACTTATCTTCCATGAAATCAACGTATCTGTCTACCGTTTCATCCCATGTTTCTCTGCGTTTCTTTTCGGGTAGATACCTAGCGTACCTACTGATCGCAATGTAATCCTCGTAGAGGCTCATAACTTTAGAGCCTTAGAATACTCAGCCTTCCATTGCTCGACACTCATCCCATACCTTGCCGCCATCACCGCGTCATACCCCTCTGGGGTAGCCCATATTGCGGGTACTCCATTAACGTAGGACTCTGGGTGATAAAGATAAAGGCCGAGGCCAAACTTAACACAGGCCCGCTTAAACGAATCTGATATGCCGCCTTTAGCGCCCTCTATCTGCGAGTCATCAGCGCCATCACACTTGGTGATCCACTCTGACCCCGCTAACTGCGGGTGGCGTACTGACAGTCTACAAATCATTCTACCCCCAATGTAGTCATACTCATCAGACCAATTACCCATACCAACTATCTCATCTAGTCGTTTAATATTTGTTCTGGCAGTTATATAAGCGAGCATCTTATTACCCGCACCCTTCCTATGCTTTACCTCACTCTCTAAGAATGGTCTTTTTAAACCTATTTCTAAAGCGTTCATCTACTTAGCACTCCTATAAAATACTCTGCGTCCATGACCGCGAGTGGTTTATGATGGTTGCGTTTAATAAAAACGCATGGTTCATGGCCCCCCGAATTATTACTAGCCTGTTTATAGGCACTCCAAATATTTAATCGTTCCTGATTCTTACATTCGATTGCTATACCCAAGAGAACTTGCGCCCTTGGTGATAACTGTACATCCGGGCCACTGGCCCCCATCGAGCAACTTCTAACATCATCAGGCTCAAGGTCGAACACTCTGAGTATAAGGCGAACTACCCATTGCTGGAATGATCGGCCTTTTTGTTTTGCGGATGATGTTTTCATTTATAGTTTCATTAAGTGCAACTCGATCTAGTTCACCCATAATACCACCTTTAGCAGGTGTAGTCAATACCCCTTTGGGTAATTGCCCGTCATGGTAATAGTTCATCGAGGCAAGGTCTAACTTCAAGTCCAAGTCCATCTCAGCCCCGTCAAAATGCCTTGCTTTACATAGACTTAGGTACGCATCGTCTGGTTCGTTAAACAGGCGACCCAAGATGATCACGTTGTCTGCCCGGTTAGTGATGTCGGATGATCCTGACACAGACCACTTGTCTAACCGATCCTTGATTGACTGTCCCTTTCTAGCATGGGCAACCAAGATAATGTGAATGCCTAAGTGTCGGGCTGTGTTAGCCAACGACTGAACGACTTGTTTCTGGCCGTTCCAATCGTCACTGTTCATGCTCATGGTCATCAAGGAATCGACCAACACTATGTTGATGCCCAGTTTGTCATAGGCGTAGCGTAGTACGCTCACCAAAGTTTTGGGGTTGATGGTTCCGTGCTGATCGTAGAACCACAACTTATCGTTCGACCACTTGGTGAACTGTAGCCCTGCTTCCATCGTTGGCTCGACCTGTAGTGATGCCTGTCGCCACATACGGGCTAACTGCGCCTTGGGACTCATCTCAAGTGACACGGACAGGCACTTAAAGCCCTGTTCCATTGCTGATATCATGCACTGAGAGGCGAACAAGGATTTCCCCGCGCCATTAATCCCCGCGAGTACCGTTAACTCCTCTGGGCGTAGTCTGAACTTGTTATCGAATACGTTTATCGGTAGTTTAGCGCCAGTCAACTTCTCCCCGGACATATAGTAGTCCATGACCTCCGATGCAAAGTCTGACGATGGTTTTATTTTACGTTCGACTGATCCGATGTCTGAGTATTGCTTGATGTCGCTGTCGTTGATTTCCAAATTTTTCTCCCGTAGACCCATCCCATTCCGTGGCGATAGTAGTTGTCGAAACCTTTTAGTTTCGAGGTGTAGAACTCATCCCAATTCGTTCCCTTGATCCTGTGTTTAACTGTTGTCTTAACCCTCTGGGGGTTGTTGTGGTCATTGTCGAGGAACTTGTTAGGTATTATACCAGACATCTTCTGCAAGCGGGTATATATTTCCCAAGCCTCAACCATCATTTTATCTGATACTCCCCTGATTCTGGATAAGATTGTCAAGCACCGTATGGCGCTCTTCATCATTGTGTCTATCTCTGCCTCACCTTGGTGTCGGCGGGTAGCCACAATTCTTTTGGGGATATTCCGCAGTATCCTGATTGCTCGTTCCTTAATCATAGTTTGCGGTGGATGGTAGTATCGCCGAAACAGGAAACCGGACGATAAGAAACAATACTACCTCTCAGATGCCACCGCTCAACTGTCAACTTACTCATCGCCCTAGATTTCTGAATATGTGCCAGAGTATGGGTTCGGTTCTTCATCTTCCCGGTACTGGTCTGCCCACTGTTGGTCTAGTTCATTAGCCTCATACATCCGTTCATCGTCAGCCTCTTGTAGCGCGGTAGTGCAGAGGTGCTTGAGTATTTCAATGTGGGCAACGTCTATACCAAAGTCGATGCCATTGATGTTCAATGCCCTGCTACCATCCTTATTTTGAACGATATCTAAGGTGTCAACCTCAAGTTTTTCTAGCATCTCATCTGTCCAATGATCTACCTCTTGGATAACCCTAACCTCGAACGCCTCTTGTTTAAAGTATGCTGATTCTTCTTTATCGTTGTTAAACATTCTATTCTCCAATTATCTCAAAATTCCAGACAAGAATATCATCAAGTTCACCGTCCAGTGTGGCGCAGTGGTAAAGGATATCACCCCTAATTCTGGTGATTGCCAGAGTGTGAACGGATGATGACAATCCCTCAATCTTTTTGCCATGCACCTTAACATGATCTCCGATTTTCATTCTATTCTCCTCTGGTATCGAATGCAAAATCTTGCAGGATGGGTAAGGATGTATTTGCCTCCAGAACAGCAAGCACCTTTTCTACCGTACTTTCAGGGTAGTAGCGGAACATACCGCTAGTCATCGCGTTGTGAAGTTCCCATTTAACATCATCATAGTTCTGTTTAGTTAGCATTTCAATTTCCTTTTGTTAGTGTGTCTAGCCAGTATGCGCCTATAGTTCTGAGTTGTCAAGCCCGTAGGCAACTCTTTCTGCGTTTTCCCTGATGTCCTTTACGTAAACATCACCCATTTCCTTTGCGTATGGTGAGTCTACCTCACAAAACCATCTCGCGTAGGGGTTAGCCTTCTCTTTCTCCGGGTTCTGATACTTCTTCAAAACCTTCCAAGTCCATCCGTTGCCTTCCCAGACTTCATAAGGGTTGCCTACTGGCCGGGTCTTTCCACATTCGTTTTTCATTTTACTTTCCTGTTGTATGAGCCTTTACCCTTTCGGGGCTTGTGCGTTACTGGTCGATTGAATTTCGGCGAGTGTTTCGCCACTGGATTTCTCATAATACCTAACCTTCTAATAGTTCTCTGAGTGAAGGGATACACCATCCAGATATACTGGACAGTTCCAAAAGGGTCACCATAAGGTGACTGTCAAAATAATCAACTACTTCCTGTTCCTGCCACATATTTATATTCCTTTTGTTAGTTGGTTTAGCCAGTATATATTATTATTAACGGCCGGTCAACACCTTTCGGCATAGTATTATCTTTTAGGGAATACCCCTTTAGAATCAATGTCTTATGCAGTGTAGATAATATAGTTACAATAAAAGAATTAAATATGGTACAATGTGTATCTGAGTGTTGGACTCTTCAATTATGTGGCTACGTTCCTGCCACCATCCGACAAATAGGGAATAGGTTTTAGGACGCGCTTCACTGACAACCCCGGCGCGATAACCGTATCCTGCAATCAACTCAGCAGGGAGTAGTACCAAAACAGGTTTAAGTGATATAACCCCGAAAGGGATCACCCGCTTCGCTAATGCGGTGTTTAATTAGCCCCTGATAATATCCTAGCCTTTAGGTTATCTTCCCCTAGATAGGTCTTCCTATCACATAGGGGGTTGTCATGTATTATAACTAAATAATAGATTGTATATTGTATACCAGAGTGGTATAAAAACAACACTAGACCAATACTAGACCAATGAGTAGCGATAGAGAAACAAGGGCAACACGGCGAAACATGGTAGCCAAACACGCCAAAACTTTTAATAAATCCTACCCCATGAAAAGTAAGGTTGTCTATAGCAGGAAGCCTAAAAGAAAAGAGTTATACGACCCGGTAGGGTAGCCTAGGGTAGGGCATTTAAAACCCGTGACGGGCCTTACAGGGCCTTACAGGGTGCGTTACATTGCAGACATAAAAAACCCGCCCTATTATAGGCGGGTCTGTGGTCTGACCAGTTTAGGGGTTCGTTACTTCACCGCCTCGACTATGACATTCGTACCCGAATCTTTTCGGTAGCACAGTAGGCAATCCATGCAACGCTTGCCCGTACAGTTCTGAGCCGTTCCAGAATCCTTTTCCACGTTATTAAAAACCTTGTGGAATGCTCTGGGCACGCCTATGACTTTACCTATAGTGGGGTTGCTGAATATCAGTATCAGGTTATCAGGTACAGCGCCATAGGCGCGAACAATGCTCGCTCGCTTTGTCCAGAGCGTGAATGTTGTTTCTGGATTCTTTTTGGCTATCCGAACAATGTTATCAAAATGCGCTGAATTGATCAGTTCGCCATGTCCGTTAAATCTGACATAGGTTGCGTTTAGTCTAGGCAAATCATCCCATTCGATAAACTCAGAGAAGAGTTTAGAATTATGCTCGAATGCGGGTATACAGGATTTTCTAAAAGTGTTTAGCATCCTATGGCTGTAACACTTACCGCAGATGGTGGCTGTATCCTTTTGACGGATACAAAAAGCATTGCTGACAGTGTTAGTGTTGAATGCGGGTATACCCGTTAATTTACCGCTCATTTTAGATTGCTTTAACATTATTCAATTCCTGCCATGGTGGGCCGTTCAATTTGTGTAGTATAGCCTAGTTTATTTATTAGGCGCAACGTGTCCAATGTTAATGTGGTAGTACCTGCAATCATAGCGAATATGCGTGATTGCTCGCAAACTGGATACACCACCTTTTTACCGTAATTATTGCCAATTTTAACTGTTAACGTTTTTTTGTCGGCAGCGACTTCAAGTTTGCCCGCAAGATCAGAGATTCTCCCGGCGGGCGCAATACTTTTAAGATTGATTTTATGCTCGTTTCTGTGGTGAATGACAGTGAAAGTATCGTTATATTGATCAGCGTAATTGCCAGCACCATACCAGCATTTAGGATTGTCTGGATTGGTTGCCATAGCATCTTCACAATCTCTCTGAATATATTGTAATTCAGACAGTGACAGTTTCCAGAATCGTTTATTTTCAATGTGTGGTCGCATTTTCTAGTCCTATGTTGTGGTGTTTATACTCCAATACCCGCCACAATAGGCGCGGGTATTAGGCTATTAACGCCAGTAAGCGATTAAGGGACGATTAGTACCGCGATACACGCATAATTGTGCGAACCTAGCATTTAAGACGGGTTCGCCAGTGTACTTATCAACGAATGTATCATTCTTATAGGGGTTGTATGTCGCGAATTCAGCGGTATCGCCATGCGGTAGATCGCCTAAATCATTGTCTGTCATAAGATTGCCCGACAATGTGGCATGTACGTTTTTACGCCCTTCAGCGCGAACCTTTGCTTGCCCTGCCTTTGCGACATTGAATGTCGGATTAGACAGCGCAACGAATGTATCGTGATTGACTACGCGACCATTCTGGCGCAGTGAATAAACCTTTTTACGGATGTTCCAGTAGACATTAGTTTTCATTATTTAACCCCATCTTGAGAATTGCACAATTGCTCGAATTGCTCGAATACCTTTTGTTTATTGCCTTTCAGACTGAATTCAGACTTTATTATAGAATAGGCTGATCTGCCTCGGCCTTTCATTCCTAATAATTCTAGTTTTAACGCGCCTTTTAGAACCTTCATTCTATAGGCCTGTATGTTTTCTTTTCCAGTGATGATAGTTGCCATTATGCGTCTTCCTTGTTAAATGTTGAGTGGCTTGAATAAATCTTCAATGAATTCCAAAACTGCATTGTAATCTGAAAAATCAATCTCGTTGTGATATTCCAGAATGGCTTTGCTGATATCAAACTCGCAATCCGCATCTGTCAAATGCAGATCATCCGCAATTTTACTTGCTAGAGCGTCAATAATCCCGGCTCGTTCGATTAGTTCCTTTTCGTCCATTATTAGTGTTTCCTTATTTGCTTATTTTAGGGCAGGGTTGCCCGAACCCCATTATCGCCATGTAGCCGTGAATGTCCAGAACTATTTACACATTTGATATTGCCATTACTGATAGGGGTATAAGGTTTGTTAATACCATATTGTACGCTTGCGCACACACGCCACACGAAAGCAACTCATTTATATTTATACCCATATAAATAGATTCAATTAGACATGGGGTAACTGATGTGCTGAGCCACAAGATTAATAACAGTATAGTTTGTAAGGGATTTAATCAATGCGAGTCATGATCGCCGGTCATCAGTGGAATTTATAGCCGTATAAGATTTGTTTATGACCCCCCGACCCCCTTTTTTTTCTTGTAGTATAATATATATCCTATCCACTCACCATCTGGTACATTTAACCTTCATAAGAATTCACTAATATATGGCTAACTCACAATATCCAGAGGAAGAAGAGGAAGGTCTATTAGGTAAGGCTTTGAGGTCTATTGACGCTCCCAGACAATACCTGCTGGAAAAGACGTTAGAGGGTGTTTCGGATGAAGATGTTGACAGGGGTAACCTAGAATTTGGGGATGTGACTGAAGGGCTTTTAGGTCAGCAGTTTATGGTGGATAACCCCAGAACTTATGCGGCTTTGTCTACTGCCGGTGATTTGCTATACGACCCACTAAATTTTATACCATTTGCCGGTATAGGAAAATTAGGAAAGTCCCTGATGAATATGGGTAGAAAAATCTCCAAAGGCGAAAGCCCTGTAAACTTTGGTAATATAGCCTTGGGTCAGGAAATCACAAGAAGAGATAAGGCCGGTCAGTTACACGGATTAGGTAATTGGTATTCAAGCGATCCGAGGAAAGGCCCTCTTATGGGGCATCCCGCTATGAATAAAATAAAGCATATCACGATGGGCATGATCCCGGATGCTTTAAAGAATATGGCTATAAGGGGGGTGGATTCAAAATCAGCGTATCTTTTTGATGAGTTTGGACTTGACTCAAATGTTGTAAAGGAACTGGAAACCCTGTTTAAGCAGAAGAGGGCGCTTGACAAGGGTACAGATATCCCATTAAAAGACCAACCTACCGTTTTAAATAGGGACAGAAAACCTTTGACAGTAAGGGGTATCACACAAGAAAAATTCTCTGTGATGCGAGAAGGTAAGAAAAACCCTACAAAAGTTTTTAGCACACAAAAAGAGGCTGATGACTTTATTGGAAGTAGAAAAAACTCAAACGAGTATGCTGTAAAAAATGAAATCACAAATGCAGACGGAACTCCATTAAAAGGCGGTCTTAAAAAAAGATTTGAAGAGGGTGGCCTAGACGCTGAAGTTAAAATAACAGACATTAGGGGTCAGGCATCCCGGATGGTTCAGAATGAACTGCTCTCTCAGTTAGAATACGTTGGCTCAACTCTGCAGAAATATTTCCCAGACAGCAAGCGTCACAATCAGTTCATGGAAAATCTTAAACAAGACCTTTTCCCAGAAACGGCGTTTACTGATGCCGCAAGATTATCGGCGGGTGATACGACAGCCCTATCAAAGATATACCCGGAAATCGAGCCTCAAATTCTATCCGAACATATAGCACCGTTTATAACAAAAGAGTGGGGATTAAGTGGTGATGTTGTTGTAAACTCTAAAAACTTCCATGAAGGTATGTTAAATAGGCTTAGAGATGGCTCAACAAAAAAATTCTATTTAACCAGAGGTGGTAAACGGTATCATGCCGGAACAAATCTACCCGGACTAAAGGACTCTATAGTTGGCCCCGCAAAAGAAGCCGGTAAGGCTTTGCTTTCTGAAGGGCTATTATTTGGTGGATTAAAATCATCCTACAAGTCGCTTGTAAACCAAAAGGGCCTTCTAAGTAGATCAAGTTACGATGAAATGGGTAGGGACTTAGGCATTAACTACGTTGATGCTGTGGCTGACCTGTCAAAAAATATGACAGGGGTAAGTAAGGAGGGGCTTATAAAGGAGGCCATTAGAAGAAATAGAGAATACGATGAGATACATTCTTTAGCCGTTGCCCGGACTGGAAAAAAAGGAACCAAAATTGAGGCAGGGGAGGATTTAAAAGAAGCGTTCTCAGCATCCCCTGTATACTTTGATATTGATGGCTTACGAAACGCGATCAAGGAAACCGCTGACGGAACCATATCTGTAGGAACTCCCGCGCTTCTGAATGATAGACTGCTTGCTCATGCCGCCACAAGATTGGTAATTCCCAAAGGTGGGCGTGAGGGTTTTTTAGTTGGGTTTGACCAGATGAAGTTAGGCTCTATAAAAAAGTTGGATGCTTTGGTGGACAGGGGTTCCAAGTATAACTTTATCGCGGGTGATGTCGAGAAGATAGTATTAGACCCCACTAACAGAACTGGAATTAGAACCGTCAAAGGCGATGCAGTTGGCCCTAGAAAAAGAGTGCAAAACCCAACTCTTGCGACAGGCACTCCAGAGACAAGAAAGTTATCGGAGCAAGAAAGAATAGAAAATGTAATGAAAATTACTGAGGAAATGCTTGCTCAGAAACCGTCAAGAGGTTACGCCGCGAAAAGAACAGCAGGGTTACTTGCCCCATATATGCAAGGCGCTCATGTATACGACAAATTGGACGAAGAAAATAAATTGGAACTGTATAAGCAGTTTTATGAAGATAACTTATCAAAACCAATTTCTGGGCTACTAGGATTATGAGAACAGACAAACAAAACACATTCATAGACCAATACTGTCTACACGGTAATGCCGCTAAAGCCGCACAACTAGCAGGGTATTCCCACCCCAAACAAAGGGGATACGATTTAAAAAACCAGTTCTCTAAAGAGATAGAGGAGCGTACACGCAAGTTAATACAAGACTGCGTACCCGGTGCTTTATCACAACTGAAATCTCTTTCAGAAGGCGCAGAGAGCGAGTCAGTACGCCTCGGTGCTGTGAAAGACATACTGGACAGGGCTGGTCTTAAACCTACTGAGAAGATTCATCAGGAAGTGTCACACGTTGAGGCTCAGTCTACTGAGGAACTTCAACGAGAACTAGAGGCTTTAATTGGCACAAAGCATTGAGAAAGCCGTAGAGATAGCAAGAGAGTTAAGAAAGCGAGAACGCTTTAACAAGTTAGATTTCTACGACCCATACCCATATCAGGAAGATTTCCACTCTACAGGCATAGGTGCAAACCAACGCCTACTGATGGCGGCAAACCGCATAGGTAAGTCTTACTGTGGGGCCGCAGAGATGGCCTATCACCTAACAGGGCTGTACCCTGACTGGTGGAAGGGTAGGAAGTTTAGAAACCCCATTACAGCGTGGGCAGGTGGTGTATCGAATGAAACTACCAGAGATATTGTACAAGCAGAATTACTGGGTTCCCCCGATGACCCCGAAGCCTTTGGCTCTGGCGCGATTCCTAAACATACTATAATAAAGACGGAACGCAAACCCGGAGTACCAAACGCAAAGTCCGTAGCCCTCATACGGCATATTTCCGGTGGGAACTCTTCTTTACACTTCAAAGCCTATGAGATGGGCGTAGAGAAATGGCAAGGTCGTTCAGTAGACGTAGTGTGGCTGGATGAGGAACCAAGCAGGGAACTGTACTCCCAGAGCGTAACACGAACGCTGGATAGGAGGGGGATGGTTTATATGACCTTCACCCCTGAACAGGGCATGACCGAAACTGTAGCCGCCTTTATGAACAACATAAAGAAGGGGCAGAGCCTAACCAACGCCACATGGGATCACGCCTCTGAGAAGATAAAGTCCAAGAACGGAAAGGATGGACATCTTTCTGAGGACGCGATGGAGCAGATTCTATCTGCCTACTCCCCACATGAGAGGGAGATGAGAAGGTACGGCAG